GGCTGCTTAAAAAAAGAACAAATGGTAGTGTCCGCTATTGCCAGTACACCTCATGTCGTCGGTAATGTGTGATGGTCTGTTAGTGGGTAATGCCGAAATTATTCCGTTCAGTCCGCGCAGGTATCTTTATCACGCCTATCTGGCATATATGAGGGCACACGGATTCGGTAAACCTGTAACACTGACGCGCTTCGGTAAAGATATGCCGGGGGCAATGGCGGAATATGGCAGGGAGTATATGAAACGGAAAACGAAGCACGGTTTGCGTTCAAATGTGACCCTGACAGAGGATTCAGAAGACTGGATGCCATCATGTGCAATAGGTCACAAATGACGATGGAAAAAATTAAACTTATGGAATAACTGTTCACCACTGTTCACCCTGCAATAAATGTCTTTTATATCAGTATATTATAGGGTGAACAGTTATTTATGAACTGTTCACCAAACTATTCACTGTTCACCTTTTTGATTCTTTATTGAGCTTTAAGGGTGAACAGTGGTGAACAGTTGGTGAATAGTTTTTGTGAAACTGTTAACCCATTAACATCATGAATAAAAAGGGAAAATTGCAAAAGGTGAACAGGTGAAGGGTTAAAATGCAAAAATTTTATTTTATTGCTGTGAGGTAAAGCCTGTGACAACGAAGCACGCCAAAAAACCACAATCTCACGCCCTTGATTTGACAGAACACTGGCTGAGGGTGGCGATAAAAATCATCGACCGCAACGCCGGGGAAGGATACGCGAAAGCACATCCCGAACTGATAAGCGCATTCATGACCACGACGGCGGCAAACTTTGCCACGCTGACAGAACGGGAGATTGCCGAAGCGGAACAGGTGACAACCATCAACGTTAAAACCGGAGAGCAGACAGCATGACAGCACAGATAGCGGCTTACGGGCGGCTGGTGGCTGACCCGCAGTTAAAGACCACCAGCAAGGGTACGCAAATGACGATGGCGAGTATGGCGGTTCCCCTGCCGTGCAGCCAGGCAGATGACGGAACGGCGACGATATGGTTATCCGTCCTGGCGTTTGGCAGACAGGCTGACGCACTGGCAAAGCACCAGAAAGGCGAGCTGGTGAGCGTGGCGGGTAACATGCAGGTAAGCCAGTGGACAGGCCAGAACGGAGAAACGCGGCAGGGCTGGCAGGTTATCGCAGACAGTGTAATCAGTGCCAGAACGGCGCGACCGGGCGGTAAAAAAGGCCAACAGGGGCAGGCCACTGATGCACTGAACAGGGCCAAACAACAGGCGGGGAATGATGATCCGTACGGGGATAACATACCGTTTTAAGCAACGAGTGACAGAAGCCGGAGCAATCCGGCTTTTTTGTAGGTACTCCTGGTGGGGGTGGCCTGTCCACGGGGCGGGCGGTTCGCGGAAAAAGGCGTATTTTTTGATTTTTATGTCACCATCACCACCAGTTTAAGTTATTGATATATGGCAAAATAAAAATTTTTAGTGTCGAATTAGGTTGTTTTTTGTTCGACGCCGGAACGTTCCCGAAAGCATTTACAAAAAACAGGCGCAAAAAAAAGCGCCCCGATGGTGCCACCGGAGGCGCTTTGTCAGCGACAAAGGATACTGCCACTACCGAAATGATGAGTCTTAATTGTGCTGGCGTGGCAATAATTAGTCAATTCTTTTGCTGGTATGACAAAAATCAGAAAACACATAATCTGATTTTTAGATAGAAAATGATTTATTTACCAGTTTTATCGATCAATAATGATGCCCGTTAATCATAACGGAGGCAGACTTATGCCAGAGAACAACAGCAGAAAACCGGATAAAAGTGCAACAGTGCACATAGACGCCGGAACTATGGAGAAGCTCGAACGCTATCAGCAGTTCATTAAAAGTCATCACCCTGGAATGCCAGTACCCACGAAAGGGCAGATTGCGAGAAGCGCGGTTGAATACTGGTACAGGGCAACGTTAGGAGCCTGGCTATGAAAACATGGTTTTCCATTAAGGCTATGGCTGATGTTGTACATGTACGCATTTATGACGAGATCGGCGGGTACGGTGTAAAAGCATCGGCACTTACTGACGAGATCAACGCGTGCGGTAATGTGCCTGAAATCCATCTTCGCATCCATTCACCTGGTGGCGACATCTTTGAAGGGCTGGCTATCTATAACGCCCTGAAAAATCATCCGGCAAAGAAAATTGTACACATTGAAGGCATGGCGGCTTCTATGGCCTCGTTTATTGCCATGTGTGGCGATCACATCGTTATGCCTGAAAACGCGATGATGATGATACATGCCCCCCGTGGTGTTACTGCCGGAGTGTCGGGCGACGTTCGCCGCTTTGCTGACCTGATGGACAAGCTGGGCGACACGATGGCGGAAACCTACGCCGGAAGAACGGGCAGGAGCAAACAGGAAATCACCGCCATGATGGAGGCGGAAACCTGGATGGATGGCAATGAGTGTAAGGCTAATGGCTTCGCAGATGAGGTTATACCCGCGATTACAGCAATGGCCAGAATTGAATCAAAACGAATCGGAGATTTTTCGAATATGCCGGAAAATATTAAAAGCATGATCAGCCAGAAAACTGGCAGCGGAGAACAGGAACGACTCAACGGGATACGTGAATTGTTTGGCACGTTCAATGGAAGATATAACGACCTGGCTATAAGTTGTCTTGCTGATTCAGGCTGTAGCGTTGAGGATGCACGCGAACGCCTTTTACTCACTATGGGTAAAGAATCGACACCGACAAACAAAACCACCCCCGCAAATCTTTACTACGCGTACACGGATAACGGCAACATAACCGGCGATGCAATGCGTCAGGGGCTTAATGCGCGTCTGGGACATGAACAGGCAGAACGCGGCAACCCTTACGCCATGATGAGCCTTTTCGATATGGCACAGGCATCATTAACCCATCGCGGCATAAGCACAGGCAGCTACAGCACACGCTCGCAGATAGTAAACGCGGCATTCACCCACAGCAGCAGCGATTTTACTTATATCCTTGCTGGTGGTGCTGAAAAATCCGTGAACACAGCGGCGAAACGTTCCGCCAGTGGACGAAAAAAGGTTCATTGTCAAACTTCCATGAGGCACGTCGTGTTGGCCTGAATGGCTTCTCTACATTAAACAAAGTGCCGGAAGGCGCGGAATATAAATACATCACCACCAGTGACCGTGGCGAACCAATCGCGCTGGCAACTTACGGAAATATTTTCAGCATTACCCGACAGGCGATTATTAACGATGACCTGAATCAGTTAACAGTTATCCCACAGGCAATGGGGCGAGCAGCCGCCAGAACGGTGGGTAATCTGGTTCATCTGGTGCTGACAGGAAACACAAAGCTTTCTGACGGTATACCGCTGTTCAGCAAAAAACACGGAAATGATATTGATAACGGAGTCAGCACTACAGGGCTTGGCATTGCACGCCGTGCAATGCGCACACAGAGGGATGAAAACGGTGAGGTGCTGAATATTGTGCCAAAATTCCTTCTTGTTCCTGCGGCTCTGGAAGACAGAGCGTTGCAAATGGTTAACTCAACCACGCCTTTCGGTGCCGATACAAACAGTGGTTCATATAACCCGTACCACAAACAACTGGATATTATTGTCGATCCCCGCCTTGATGAAGTCAGTGATAAGCAATGGTACATGCTTTCAGCACAGGGAACGGACACAATTGAGGTGGCTTATCTTGACGGTAATGACGAGCCTTACCTTGAGCAGCAGGAGGGCTTTATTGTTGACGGTGTGGCCTGGAAGGTCCGCATTGATGCTGGCGTTGCTGCTCTGGATTATCGCGGAATGGTCAGAGCGATTTCTTCATGAGAACAAGGCGGCAGCAGCCGCCTTTTTTGCGGGTCCTCCTGGTGGGGGGGGCCTGTCCACGGGGCGGGTCGGCGCGGAAAAAAGCGCATTTTTGTGGTTTTATCGTCATCATCATCATGTGTGTAACCTGTTGTTTTTAATGTAGTTGATGCAAAAAAGATGATGATTGTGGTTAATTTTTGTTCGACATCTTTTAGCGTGACAGATTCTTTACAAAAAATCTGAGCTTGTTTTCTTAACCAGCGCGATGGGGGCACAATGACAGAAGCCGAAATACTGGGATTAATCCGCCGCGTCGCCGGAATCAGCCAGCAGGTTGACGAACAGGCCATGCAACCGGACAGCGTGACCGCTGAAAATTATGCGCGTGTGGTGGATGAGGTAATGCGCCGTGACGGTATTGAGCTTAACGGCGTGGATATGCGCAACATACGAACCAGAGTTCTTGAGTTGCTGGCATACCGTCGCCGTTCTCAACAACGGAGGGAGTGTCAGCGCCAGTGATATAAGACGGTAATTCGCCATTTGGATTGTCCGCTCCACCCAACATGTTGTTTCCTTAAGGTTCTCACACCAGAAAGGACATCAACATGCTGAGCAGAGAGGACTTTTACATGATAAAGCAAATGCGCCAGCAGGGCGCGTACATCGTCGATATTGCGACTCAGATTGGTTGCTCTGAACGGACGGTCAGACGCTACCTCAAATACCCTGAACCGCCAGCCAGAAAGACCCGCCACAAAATGGTTAAGCTGAAACCGTTTATGGATTACATCGACATGCGCCTGGCAGAGAATGTCTGGAATAGCGAGGTTATCTTCGCGGAGATTAAGGCAATGGGTTATACGGGCGGACGTTCCATGCTGCGTTACTACATCCAGCCCAAACGTAAAATGCGTCCGTCAAAAAGAACAGTTCGCTTCGAAACTCAGCCTGGATACCAGCTCCAGCATGACTGGGGCGAAGTTGAGGTGGAGGTTGCCGGGCAACGGTGCAAAGTTAACTTTGCGGTTAATACGCTGGGGTTCTCCCGCAGCTTCCATGTCTTCGCCGCACCAAAACAGGATGCTGAGCATACCTACGAATCACTGGTTCGCGCCTTCCGCTACTTCGGTGGTTGTGTGAAAACGGTGCTGGTTGATAACCAGAAGGCTGCGGTGCTGAAGAATAACAACGGGAAAGTCGTGTTCAACTCCGGATTCCTGTTGCTGGCTGACCACTATAACTTCCTGCCACGGGCATGCCGTCCACGCAGGGCCAGAACAAAAGGTAAGGTTGAGCGGATGGTGAAATACCTCAAGGAGAACTTCTTCGTCCGGTACCGCAGGTTCGACAGCTTCACTCATGTCAATCAACAACTGGAGCAATGGATAGCCGATGTGGCTGACAAACGGGAGCTTCGCCAGTTCAAAGAAACGCCGGAACAGCGCTTCGCGCTGGAGCAGGAACATCTGCAGCCGTTACCGGATACAGACTTCGATACCAGTTACTTCGATATCCGCCATGTGTCCTGGGACAGCTATATCGAGGTTGGTGGTAATCGTTACAGCGTTCCCGAAGCGCTGTGTGGTCAGCCGGTATCGATACGAATATCGCTGGATGACGAGTTGCGGATCTACAGTAATGAGAAACTGGTGGCCTCACATCGCCTCTGTTCAGCATCGTCTGGCTGGCAGACAGTGCCGGAGCATCACGCCCCGCTCTGGCAGCAGGTCAGTCAGGTGGAACATCGACCACTGAGTGCCTATGAGGAGCTGTTGTGATGCATGAACTGGAAGTCCTGCTGAGTCGCCTGAAAATGGAGCATCTGAGTTATCACGTTGAAAGCCTGCTGGAACAGGCAGCTAAAAAAGAGCTGAACTACCGGGAGTTCCTGTGCATGGCGCTACAGCAGGAATGGAACGGCAGGCATCAGCGCGGTATGGAGTCCAGGCTGAAGCAGGCTCGTCTGCCGTGGGTCAAAACGCTGGAGCAGTTCGACTTTACCTTCCAGCCGGGCATCGACCGTAAGGTTGTCCGGGAACTGGCTGGTCTGGCGTTCGTGGAGCGCAGCGAAAACGTGATCCTGCTGGGCCCTCCTGGTGTCGGAAAAACTCATCTGGCCATAGCTCTTGGCGTGAAAGCGGTGGATGCGGGACATCGGGTACTGTTTATGCCACTGGACAGACTGATCGCGACACTGATGAAAGCGAAACAGGAAAACCGGCTGGAGCGTCAGCTACAGCAACTGAGTTATGCCCGGGTGTTGATCCTGGATGAAATAGGCTATCTGCCGATGAACAGAGAGGAAGCCAGTCTGTTCTTCCGGCTACTGAACCGTCGATATGAAAAAGCGAGCATCATACTGACGTCAAACAAAGGGTTCGCAGACTGGGGAGAAATGTTCGGAGATCACGTACTGGCAACAGCGATCCTGGATCGGCTGCTACATCACTCAACCACGCTGAATATCAAAGGAGAGAGTTACCGGTTAAAAGAGAAACGTAAAGCTGGAGTGCTGACCAAAAACACAACGCCAATCAGTGATGATGAAATGGTGGAAAGCGGACAGCATCAGTAACGAAAGTATTTAGCGGGCATGAAAATGGCAAATAACGGTCAAACATCGTGGCGTTGACA